GGATTATGATATAGTCAGTAATCTTTCGTGCCCTAACTGCCATTCAGCAGTAGACGTATGGCACCCATCAGAGAAATTAATAGAAGAATACAAAGAATACGATAAAAAATCAAAGTAGTTTAGAACCTTTCTAAGGTAATCATGACATGAATGTGGTATAAATATGTCTTAAATAAGGCATAGGTGTTGCATAAATATCACAAAAAAATACATAAGAGATGTCACAGATAAATGAGAGACGTTTAAAAAAAACATGAAAAAAAAGTGTCAAAGTGTCAGAATGAGCTATTATCGTTGGTATACAACAATAATACGTGACAAAATTAGTGACAGAAACTGTTTTAGTGACATAAATTTATGTCATTTATAGGTCTTTTTAAGTAAAAGGTTAGTCCAAGTTGAGTACAGTGGTGCCGCTCGGGACAAATAAATGGAAAATTTGTTAGGTGATTTATCTGGTACATCTCTTATAGGGATGATATAGGGGGATATGCCTAGGAAAAGACGTAAAGCTATCAACACTATAACAACTCCTGATATACCTTTTCAAAAAGTCAGAGTGGAGTGGGTCGACTGTGTCAGTGACTCGGCTTGGGCTACCGACAAAGAGTTTGATAAAATGAAACTGGCTTATCCTGTTAATGAGGGTTGGTTATACTCAAAAGATGATAAATCTATTAAGATGTTCGCCTCTTATGATAAAGATGAGGATGGTATTACTTTTGGGGATCGAACGATGATTCCTCGTCAGTGGGTGAAGAAGATTCAGAAGATATAACTTCACCATCTATTTGTTTTGCATTTAGAATTGGTGCATAGTCTTCTAATATTTGTTTCATTTTGTTCTCTAGTTCTTGTTCAGATAGGTCTTCTAACTTGCCTGTCTTAATAATTTTTCTATCTATATATAATCCTGCCGCTTTACCTCTAGCTATTTCCATATTTCCTGCAGTTGAAAAGGATCCTTTTTTAAGGGCCTTCTCTTTGATACGATCTAGTTCTGCCAGGTGTCCATCAAATGTTACCATAAATTTCTGTATCTTCTCTTCTCTTAGTTTACCAATATACTCTACAACTAGTGGGTGAAATTTAGGGTGTGTTAATTCATATCCTTCTTGACTGGCTCTATTGGGACTAAAACCCGCTAATTTTGCCGCCTCAGTTTTTGTAACTGGTTTGCCGTCCTTGTCACCAAAGACTAGTATCTCAGCAAACTTTCTTTGTAATTCTGTCAATCTTTTTGGTACACCCATGTTTGACAATTTAAGTCAATTATCCTATAAAGTCAATAATGAAAGAGAAAAATACTGATGAACTTAAAATAGATGTTCCTGAGGATAGAGGCACTCTGGATTTAACTAGACAAATTGATGAACTTAGACAGACTATTAAAGGCTATGAGTTTCTTCTTGATGTTTTAAAAAAAGAAATATTTGAAGCTAAGAAAATTTCATCTGAGAATGAAAAAAATAAAAATCTCTTGCAAGGATATAAAAAAGTGATAGAGGATTTGTCAGCTAAGTTAAGACAAAAAGATTAATGAGAGTACAAGACTTACAGTTGTTTCTAAGCAACTTTACGAAAGGATCGGATGCAGTTAAGAATGCAGTCATCTACGTAGAGATTAAAGGAAAACTACACGCTATCAGAAGAATGGAAGTACATGAAAATTCTACTCCAATTATTGGTCAGCCAGGTCATAGTGCACACAGATTAGTTTTAAAAACTGAAAAACCTTCGAGTCTTATCTTACCAGATAAACTTCAGAAGGATTATTAATGCACTTGTGGGCCCAGAAACTAAACTATATAAAAAACTTAAAACTGCCTCAAAGGATATCATTTGGACTAGATTGGAAAACCTTAGCCTACTTGGTACTCCCGATCTATTGGGCTATAATAATCATTGGCACTTTTTCACTGTAGAATTAAAAGTAGCAAGTGGTAACAAGGCTCGCCTGTCCCCTCATCAAGTATCGTTTCACGCCCGCCATCCTAAGAATTCTTTTGTGCTTGTGGAATGGAAGAAGAAGTGTTTATTGTTCGAGGGCCATCAATCGCTTGCGCTTGTTGATTCTTCGTTGTCTTCGCTTGACCCTGTAGCTTCCTCGCTTGAGGATTCAGTATCTTTTTTATCATCGCTTGGTGCTTGATTCTTTTTAAGTTGTTTGTAATAGTTTGGATGTCTAAATATATGGGTCACTTAATTTCAAATTCAAATGGTTCAACTTTGTCCCCATTATCATATCTTTCAGCAAACTTCGAGCATAATTCTAGGTCATATATTTTATCATCATTATAAATAATTTCATCATAGTCATTTTCTGGATCAGTGACCGAAATATAAAAAAATTCGTGAAACATTTTATTGCTATCAACTTCATTACACCAACCAACTGATACAAGCTTGTCTGGAAACTTCTCTTGCACTGCGCATGAGATTGGACAACACTCTTTTGCACTTACACCTTTACTAAATAGCTTGGGCGCTAGGTCTATGTGTTTTTGTTTTACTTCTATTTTCATTCATCCTCCATACAACTTTGTACTTTTTTATAAGCAACAACTTTAAAATCATAACCAATAGTATCTTTATCAATTTTTAATTTTAATACCTCTTGCCATTCAATTAAAGGGTTTCGCCTATAACAAAAATCAAGACCTATAAATTTAGGTTCTTCAAATTTTACCCATTTTTGTTTTTTCATTCTTCTATCTCCTCTATATCTTCTATTGTAAAGTCTCCCGCTGAATTTGACCAATCACTACTCAAATAATCAGAGGCGCATGTGTCTAATGCAATCTTCCTAGCCTCTTTTTCATTTTTTGCCTCTATTTCTGTTTCATAGATAGCGTATATAGTTTCTTCTGCTCTTACTTTATATTTTTTCATATTTTTTTCTCCAATCTTTATCAACTAAATAAATACCATCATCTTTTTCTGACCATAATGTTTCATAAGGCTGATTAGTTTCCTCAATCCAATCATCAATCATTTCAATATCTGTCATACACATTCCAGAGGAATAATCATCCCAACTTTTTATATTAGCTTTTTTTACAATCCAATCTCTATAAGGTTTATGTTCATTACCAAAGTGTTCATCACTATGATAAAATCCATAATGATCTATAGTTATATCAACACTAATTGTTTCTGTTTGTTTTTTCATTTGTCCCTCTTGCTTGTTTGTTATTATAATAATGCTCGTATCCCGCGTAGTCTTCTACAACCTTGCCCGTGTCCACATCTTCTCTATACACTTCCATATACTTACAATTAAGACACTCTAAAATATAACCCTCTTCAGTATCTTTAAAAGTTTCCTGGAATCCTTTACCGTCTTTACATTGGGTACAATCCCAATCTTGCACAAATCCGCTCATTGCTCGCTCGCTTGTTCATTTTCTACTCTCTCATATTCTTTTAAATAATCTAAAAAACTATCTGGCAAATCATCTTGATTTAAAGTTTCAGTATTCCAACTGCCATCTGCATATCTCCAAGTTAATACAATGGCATAACCTTCTATTTCTTTTTTCATATTATCCCTTTTGCTCGCTTGTCGCTTGAGCCTGTCGCTTGTTAGTTTTACAACAGACGTTCGCTTGCGCTTGCGCCTGTTGGTTGGCGTCACTCTTTATAGAGGCGTACACGCTCACAAATCGACCTCTATTTATGCAACATTTAAACATCTTGCACAAATCCGTTAAAATTTTTGATTGCTCGACCCTTAGCAATTAGACCTACTACAACTTTTTTCGGGTCAAGGTGTCTCAAATCATGTTTATCACCGTTTATAACTTTACGGCCCAACCATTTTTTAGGTAATTTTTTTCTAAATACTGTTGCTATGTTGTATTTAGTTTTTAATATTTTCTTTACATCATCTAAATTATTTTCGGCTTGTGAATAAGTTAGATCATAATTTTTAGGTATTTTATTCTTTTTATTTAATCTATTTGTCACTTTGGTATAGTCGACAAATTGAACTTGCGGATTGTTATCCATTAAATTTTTGCCATTCTCTAATCTATAACGCTCAAATGGAAGATCACTAGTACCATTTAATCTAACAGTATATTTTAATTTTTTTCTTTTTGCCCGTCCATAACCTAGTTTAATTTCGCGGTCTAAATGATTTAAAAATTTAAGCCTATCAGCTAAGAAATAGAATTTTTTATTTAATCTTGATTTTTGAACGCTTGTCATTTGACCCCGCCCGCTAGTGTTTAAACATAAGTCAATACATACGGGGCTAGCGTTAGCGCATATATTAACACCGCCTATTTTAGACGGGGCTAAGTGTAAAATTTCACTTAAATATTTATATCCTTTTGATTTTTGCATTTTAAAGGTTGAAGACCCCAAAAGCTTTTTTTGTGGTTTATATGTATATTTCATATTTATTTGTCCTTTTTTATTTATTTCTTTATTCTGTTATTGTCCCGCTATCCCATAAATAGCGGGTGTTAGGACAATAACATTTTTATATATAATGGCTTGACTTCTATTTGTCAATAGGATAATGAAGGATATTAACAAATAATAACAAAAAGGAAACAATGACAAAAATAACATTAAACAAACTAGTAAAAAAAATAAATAAAGAAAATGAACCGCCCGAAGGTTGGACGGCTGAGGCAAAACAAGGCGCAAAATATTTCACCAATTTAGGACATAGTTTAAATGATCTTGATGACGGCGGGGACATGGCTGAAGAGTTTAATAGAATTATGAACCTTGATAGCGATTTATATAAATAATTAACACTTGACACAATAGGGGATAATAAATTATTATCCCCTATATAAAGAAATAAATTAACATAAAGGAAAAAATGAAAATAAACCTATTAAAAGATCAAAGTTTTAAAGAATTAATGAATTTGACGGCTAAGGCTCAAGTAGGTGTTAGCGATGTATCAGTTGATCTAGCTAAAAAACATTTATTAAATGATTTATTATTAGATGCTAAAAAAGTTAATGTTGATGAGGCGTCACTAGTTAAAATTAAAATATGGCTTGAAAGTCATAAAAAACAATTAGAGGTTGAATAAATGGCTGTTGACTTTGAGGCGTTAGATCATGTTAGGGCCAAAAATAAGGCCCGAGTACATGAAGAGCGAAAACAAATGAAAACTGAATTAATTGAATATATAGACAAATGCGACAGTTATGAATTCTCAAAACTTTATGAAGAGTACAAAAGACTTAGAAAAAAATAGACTATTAACTAAAAAAGATTTTATAGCAATTATAGATCGTGACCCCGATTTATACAAGTCTATTGAGTATATAAGAAAATGGAAGATTAAAGATTTAAGAGAATTTTTTAAATTTACTCATGAAATAAAAGGACAATATAAAGATATGCGAGGCAATTGTTATAAGTGTTTAACACCTTTAAGGCCCGATTATACACGCCATGAAAACTACTGTCTAGATTGTTAAATAACCTTGAATTTTGACCCCTTACAAATATTAAATAAGTATTGATTAATATATATTTTCTTTAAATTTTGTCTTGATTTGTCCCCGTTGTAGTTAAGTGAT